CGCTATATTGGAAGGATAGTAACAAAGAACTTTCCTCAGCCGTTACCAGGCTATCAATAAAGTCCTGTATATCCTGATGATCAACGACAATGCCAAGTTGCAATTCACTGCCAATAACGCCAACAAAGCGTTCCTTTGTATCGTCGCCGCGCCAATTAATCTTTAAGGAAACGGCCTTAAACTCTGCACTTACACCGGAGTAGTTGCTATCCGATATAACGACCGAATAGGTACTTTGCTTTTCGCTTTGCCATTGCCCTTGCAACCTTGTTCCCATCAGCGCACCCGGTTTTGGCGCAGCTGTGCGCGTTCAACTAATAACAGCAAGTCGTTGCCGCTTATCCTGGCCTCGGCAACCATCCCCCCACCCCCGGCACCATCCAACAGGCTGCGAAGTTTAGAAAGCGGCGCGATGACCTCCGGGTCAATACGGGCGTTCGGGTTGTCGCCGACGGTGGCGAGGGTAGGAGCGTAAGCAAGACCGCCCTTTGCAAGTTTTGGCGGAGATATTTTGTTAACAAGCGTATTGAATAGCAACGCCGCCGCACCGCCCGCCGCGCCTGCGATTGGTACAGCCAGTGGCCCAAGTGCTTTTCCGATTGGGCCTTTTAAAATATTACTTACGATACCAGTTACACCTTCCTTTATAAATGCGCTAATTGTTTGCCGTGCTGCCTGCAACGCCGCATTTCCAAGTTTTCTAAGATTCGTTTCCCCCTGCGCCGCTAAGTCGGCAAAGGCAGAGGCGGCGGCGAGGGTTGCATCCCCAAGACCCTCAACAATTGTTTTTGGCTGCTGTATGGATAAAAGCGTTTCCCTAAATCTTGCTGCTGCTGCCTGCGCCTGGTCAAAGGATGCCCCCAGGCTAAGCGTTGTTGCTGCAACGGCTTGTGTGGTCAAATCAAGGGTTTGGAGTAGGGGTATATCGAAAAATTCACGGGGTGCGGCAGGTGCGGGGGAGGGGGTTGGCTGACCCTGGGCGGAACCGGAGCCCCTGCCCGTTGCTCCATTTCTTGTAAAGCCATCCGTTTCAAATGCCGTTGTTAAAGCCACGCCAGGTCGTGTTATTTCAGGCAAACTAAACGCACTTGATATTTTAGCCTTTATGCTGTCAATAACTCCATCTAAGCGGTTTGTTCCATCCTCAAAGCCATCAGCAAAACCTTCGCCAAACGTTTTGCCAATATTAGAAAAGCTTTGCTTACTTGCAGCATCACCAAAGGCTTTAAAAGCTTCTCTAAAATTACCCTGGCCTAATTGCCTAAATCCTTCAGCTATATTTCCAGCAACATCACGGGCTAAATTTGCTAATGCTTTAAAGCCATCAATAAGACCGTTGATAATTTTTCTTACAATCTCAAAGCGATTGTATAAATATATAGCTGCTGCTGTTAATGCAACTATTGCCCCTACTGTTATGCCAATCGGAGTAGTTAGAAACACAAATGCTGAAAAAAGTTTTTTAACGCCACCGGATAAGATCAAAGCACCTTTTACTGCCAACTGGTAAGCACTTGCTAATTTTGCCACTATAATTAAAACGGGGCCTATTGCCAATACAAAAATTCCAAAGCGTAATATATTTTTTTGTGTGCTTTCGTCAAGGCTTGCAAACAAATCCACCAGGTATTGAATGCCGCGGGCTAATTTATCCAATACTTCAGAAAGGTTAAACGTTTCGTTTATGGTATTGCCAAACTGCGTTAACGATTGCCGCAAGCTGTCGCGTAAATTTTCAAAAGCATTGGACAAGCCGCCCTCTACCCGGTCAAGTTTTGCAAGTTCTTCTGTTATTTTGGCGATAAATTCGGCGGATGTAATGCCTAAAGCCTGTAATTGTTCTGAATCCGCCGTCCCGAATGCTTGAACCAATGCAGGTCGTATTTCAAATATCCTCTCGCCCAACTGATTTATTTCTTCAGCTGATATTTTACCTTTTGATGCAATTTGCGTTAACGCCAACACCGCGCCGTCAAGCTCTGCCGCCCCACCGCCGGAGCGCGCCACCGCGTTGCCAAATTGCTCTACGACCCTTGCCGCTTCTCCGGCTTGCAACCCGACGGCCTGGAGGCGCGTTGATGCCCTTACCGCTTCTTCAAAGCCAAGCCCAGGGGCTTCGGCAATGCGGCGCAAGCGTTCTATTTCCTCGCCAACATTTGTACCTTCTTTGGCAACGGCTGCAAATGCTTTTTCAAGGCTTTGGAAATCTCCGAATGCTTGCACGGACGCCGCGCCCAGGGCGGCCAGGGGCAGGGTGAGAGATTGAGTAAGGTTAGTGCCAATATTTTCAAAGGTGCGCTGAAAACGGGCGATGCGGCGTTCTACTTGTTGCATCCCGCGCTCAAAGTCGCGCACGCTTGCGCCAATCCTTACATTCAAATCTGCTATCCCTGCCATATCATATATTTCTTACAACATCCAAATTTACGGCCAACCCTTCACGAACAATTATCTGCGCCGCTTTGCGCTTCATAAGCTCCAACGCCTTGCCCTTTACCTGTTGCAAGGCCGGTACCATGATTCGCAGCCGGAAGGCATTGGCGCTGCCGTACACCATGTGCGCGTAATATCCATTAATTTTTGTATCGCTGTTGAATATCTGTCGGGCAGTTCCCGTAATTGGCCCACGCCCTCGGTAATATGGCCCGATAATAACCTTATACGTTTTCTTCTTGTATTTCTGCCTTTTGTCAGCAATATCTACAATAGACCTCTTTAAATTGCCCGGATAATATACGCCCGTTTTGCGCCCTTTCCCGGCGGGGGCTTTAATCCGCCCGATTATTTTAGGCGTATTATAAGTGTAATGTATTTTGTTGTTTACAAAAGAATTTGCAGCACGTTTGCGCGCGCTTGCAATAATAACAGGTGCGGCGGCTTTGGCAATTTCCTGCCGCAAATCCCAGCGGGTGATTTCCCTGAACAGTGCGACAATGCGGCGGGTGAATTCATCGGCACCATCCAAGCGCGCCTGAACCGACGGGGAAAGATCAACGCGGGCGCGCTGTCTATTTTGAAATCTATTAAAATTACCGCTTAGTGCCATTGTGATTTCATTTCATTATCCCACCGCTCAAATAATTCGCGCCGCGCCGCTTCCTCGGCTGCTTTGTCCACCGGAGCCGCCGCCGTTGGCTTGATCTCCCAAGGAAAAGTAATAAGGTCTTGCGGCTTTAGCGTTTTGCCCTTGCTCATGTGTGGCTGCAAACTAATTGCGGCCATCCATCGCGCACGTTCCCAGTCGTCCTGCCGTTGCGTGCTTAGTGCTTCGGCGCGCGCTTCGATTGTTAGGATAACGCTTTTAAGTGTCATATCCCAGAAATCACTGGGCGCAATGCCGTAAGTACCAACTGCGAAACGTTCTACCTGCCCCAGCGTTAGCGCTTCGCCTTCGTCGGGGCTTTCGGGTTTCCCTCAGCGCCGGGCATGGACTTTGCGACAATGTCCATGGCCTTTTCCAGGAAGGCCGGGTTTTCATCCAGCAAGTCGCCAACGTCTGTAATGGTGTAAGAAAAGTCTTTTCTTTCCTTCCGGTGCCCGTCCTTTATGCCGTGCCAAAGCAGGCTAAGCAAAATTTTAGGCTCCATATTTTCCCCGAGCTTCGAAAAGTCGGCTAAGGTCATGTTATGCTCATCGCAAAACTGTGCGAGGGCGGCCATGCCAAAACTAAATGGTACTTGACCGCCCTCGATTTGTATATACTGTGTTGCTTTCATAAAGTGAATTGATTGTTAGGTTGTCATCGTCACCGCGCCCGTAATCGTCCAGGTTGCGCTGTAAGTTGCGTTTTCTTCAACTGCTGCGCTCATCTCCAGGCTGGTAATAAATGCCGTGCATTGCCAGTACGGGGTTCCGGTCACGTTGGGCTGGAATTTCACCACAAGCTTTGTGCCTGCGTTGTAGTGGCCAAAAAGATCGTCAATGCCCAAATTGGTCGTATCGAATGCAATAAGACCCTCGCTTTGCAGCGTGCCGGAGCGGCGGCCTGGTTCTGCGGAGGTGTACGAAGCGACATTGTCCTTCGTTAGCGTTTCGCGCGTCTCGGTAGATAGCGACATGGTACAGTTTGTCGCCTCACCGATGGCTATGCCGCTTGCATAAATTCGAAAATTAGTTCCATTTACAACCGTTGCCATGTCGTTTATTTTAAGTTGCTAAAAATTTATTCTTCTTCCTCCACGCCGTAAAATTCTGGCGGCAGGTAGTAATTATTTACCGTTATGGGCTGCCGTTCTTCCGGCGGCTTTGGCTTATAGTCGCGCCGGGTCTGATCTTCATGTACGAATGCCACCCCACCGCCCACAAGCTCCGCTGCCATTTCCTCGGTAACATCCGGCTGGTCTCCGGGTTTCCACTTAAAAAATGGCTTTATTATTTCAACGATCATCTGTTTTGCCTGAATTGATACTCCTGCTCAACTATAAAAATGTGTTTGTCCAGGTGCATCGAGCCGCTGCTTTGCCCGTTGAACTTGCAGCTTTGAACATTTACCCCGTCATAGGTGCCCGACATCCGGTCAAGCGCGGTGCGCACCTTTTCGGCAAGGTCAATCGCAACGGCGTAGCTATCTGCATAGATCATCAATCCAACACTTACAATGTCTAAAGGCGATACACCGTCTTTTATATCCGTCGGTGCTGTGTCTGCTACGCTATACACGATAAAGGGATACGTTGCATCCTGCGTTGCCATATCCGGGTAAATGCGCGTGCTTGTGATGGCCGTTACCGCCGTCGTTGCGCTTAGTTTGCCGTATATTGCTTTTCCAATCATGGTTTTACGGCTTTTGCGCTCAATACATTGTATTGTCGGCAGTTGCTTTCGCTTATTGCTTCAATATCGTAGTAACGCGAATCGTGCAGGATGCGGCTAATTTCGTTTACATCCGTTCTTTTGCGGATGGTGAAATTTACATAGCTAATTGCCGTTTCCTGCCCGGCCTCCTCGGTCTCTTTGCTTTTGTTTAGCCTGTATTCGATATTTGCCCAAACGCTTGCAAGATTAGACCATGATTCGACCCTTTCGCCGAATGTGTTGGTCGTCTCGGTCTTGTTTTGCAGAGTGATATACTCCTGCATCCTGCCGATGCGCTCAGTGCCTTTGTATTTGCTCTTTAGCTCCATACAAATATTCTGTATCCTGCTGCTTGTAAAATGTATTCTGCCGCCGTTGGCATTTTCTTTACATAGTCCGTGCGGTTGTCGTACATATCCGCAATAGTTAGTAGCATCGCCGTTTTTATGGCCGCCGGTACTGCGCTTGAATTGTCATAGCCTGCTGTATAGATTGCCGAAGCATTGCCCGGCGTGTTCTGCGTATCCGGCCAGGTCTGATCATATTTGCGGATAATGCGCGGGGGCATGGTTACCGTATCAACCCGGTAAATCCCCGATGCCATAACTTGCACCGCGCCCGCGCTATCCAGATAATGCAGCCCGGAGACTTCGCGCAGCGGGCTGATGCGAAGATTTAGCGTGCCGTCCTGCGGTAGCCCATCGAAGACCTCCAGAACGGTTTGCGGTAAAAGGGCCAGCGCACAATGATTTTCAACCCACTGCCGCGCGGCGGTGATAAGCGTGTCAATAAGTGCGTCATCAGACGTACTATCAACCTTTAGGTAATTCTTTACCTCCGACCTTGTCAGCGGCTCCGTTGTGGGTGCCGTTGTTACCTTGTACGCCACGCTGTATTTTATTTTGTTGTGCCTGTGCTTTTTCGTATCCGATTGCAGGCTCGGCAATGCCTGCCTGAATCAATCGCTGCGCTTCTTCCGGGCTGGTCTGGTAAATCGTGCCGGCGGGCATGGAAAAACCCACGCCCGCCAACGGTTTTATCAATCGGATGCTTATCATGCCTGCAAAAGGACTTTGATTGCACCCACCGGAATAAGTTTGCCGTCGTATCGGCTAAATCCGTAGAAGCCCACACTGAAATTATCCAGGAAGAGTTCATCGGTACGGATAAATACCGGGTTAAGCACCTCGCGAATCAGATAATAAGACCAATTGCCAAAGGCCACCGTCTTTTTTGCCGTTGCGATGCTTTCCATAGACTGATTGATCACGTATGGGAATCCCCAAATCGTAGAAGGCTCGCCGTCGCGCACGGAAGGCACCCATAGCGGCGTTGAATCTGAGCTACCAAGTTGCAGCTTTTTGATTGCGGCAAGGGTGCTGTCATTCATCATAAACGCGACGTTCGGGCCAACCCGGTACGCTGGGTCAACGCTGTGGATAAGGTCGAGCAGTTCGGCGGCGGTGATTGCCGTTGCGCTCGCCGTAGTCTTGCCTGTTGGTGCGCCGTTGCTTGCTGCCAGGATGCCCGTCGGCTTTGCGCTGCCGTTGCCCGTCGTAAAATCGGTGTTGATGGCGCGCCCGAGGCGGATAGCCATCATCTGATTGATTTCTCCGGCTGCGTTCACCGCCTCATCCTGCAACCATTCGCGCGATACGATGATCTTGGTGCGGTAGGTGTATGCAGAAAGTTGGATACGGGATATGCTGAAATCCTGCGTAGTTGTCGCGGATGCTTCCGCCGTCAGCAGCGCGCTTGTTGCAGTGTCGTCAACGTAAGGCTGATTCCAAATGCCCCCGCCGGACGTGCGCACGATGCGCGCGGCGTTGTACATCCCGCCGTACTGCTTTAGTGTCATCACGAAATCCGGGGAAAGTTCGGTCGGCACCACATAGCCGCCATAAATTGCCCCGGTCGTCTCCGTGGTGATGGTGCTTGTGCCCCGCTGTTCGCCCGCTGCCAGGGCTGCCAGGCTTGCCTGATCCATGTACTTTTCCCCGCGCCGGATGTACTTATCAAAGGCTTCGCGGTAGCCAATGGCGGGCATTGCCTGTGGCTCGCTGATGCTAATGCCGTTGGCAAAGTTTGCACCTTCCATGCCGGAGATAATGCTGCGCGCTTCGATGGCGCGGGAAAGTTCCTCCTGGTCGTTGTGCATACGCAGAAAAGTCGCGTTTTCCTCTCCATTAAGGTCGCGGCCTTCCGATTTTGCACGATTCACCAGGTCTTTCATTTGCTCACGAATATTCATATAGTCGTGCCGCAATTCCTGAACTGATTTCATGTTTTGAAATTTTTAAATTAACAAATCCTCTGCCGCGTCACGGAGAGGTGTATTTTCTGGCTTTTGTGCTACTTCCTGCCATGCCTCCAGGCTGCGAAGTGCAACACTGGTTTCCTGGTATGCGGGAAAGGTGACGGGGCTAACATCAAAAAGCCTTTTAATTCTTTTAATTTTGCGCTTCGGCTTCATGCCCGCGCGCTCCTCCCAATCTTCTTTGTCTATGGTAAAGCCGAAGGAGCTTTGGGTAATGTCACCGCGCCGCAAAAGTTCCCGAAGATCGCGCCCGGAGGAGGTGTCGGGGATCGTGAACTCATAGCGCAGACCGCGCTCATCTATGCGCAGGGATAGCGTGCCGGATGCGGTGCGGGCAAGCAGCATGTTCGGGTCATGGTTGAACAAGGCGCGCACGTCGGACATATCCGCGCCGTCAAATGCGCCCGCTTCTATCACTTCCTCAAATCCGCCTATATCGGTCGTGCTGTTAAATAAGGCCGCGTATCCAACGGCCTTGCCTTCTTCTTCCTCCATCGGTGCGTGAATGCTCCTTAACTCGCGATTATCTTCCATGTCTTTTACTTTTTGTTCAGCCCAGCGAAGCATTGCATCCCCACCCCAGGCATCGTACATAATCGAACCGCAAACTTCTTTGCCGTCGTTGTCAAAATATCTCCCGGTATCGTACACCTTTGCCCGGCTTAAAAATGAATACGTGCGCACCGTGATCTCGTGGCTGATGGTTTCCCGGTTTGCCAACTGGTTAGCGCGCGTCCATCCCACCGCCGTACCACACTCGCTGCCGTTTTCGTCGCGGTGGCGGAGTGCCCGGCGCGCGTTGTTGCTTGCTGCTTCTGGATAGTCGTTATACGGCATTATCGTTTGTTTCATCACCTAAATCTAATTCAAGCTGCTCAACCTCTTGCTTTAGCTTTAAAGTAATTGGCCTACGATACCCTTCATCCTCATTCCATGCAATTCGGACAGGTTCGGTAATAGGAGGCAACCCGGCTTCTTTTCTTAACTCTTCTTCGTCCTCAATTTGGGGGGTGATAGCGCCAGCGCGCACAGCAACGCCGTAAGCGTCCATTTTGCTCTTTATGCTATCAAAAAATTTCATTCTTTCGTCGTTTTCACTTACACCATTAGCCTCCGCCGTCGGCTGCGTTGGATCAACCATGTTCATAGGCACATAGTACGCCTGGCCGCTGCCGTCTTCAATCGGATTATACCCCTCCTTTAGCCGCACTTCATCGCGGTTTAGGATACCCCACTTCATCATACTTTCAAGCCATTTGGAGCGGCTATCCAGGTCGGACATTGCAAGGTCGTCAACGTCAAAGAAGACCTGAAATACGCCTTGCTCATCCGCCGGAAATAGCTTAGTGTTTAGCTCGGCTTCAATGCGCTTGCACCAGGGCCGGATCGTGTGCTGTCGGAAAAGCAGGCTAAGGTGTTCGATGTTGCTAAAGGTTGCCCGATCCAGGTCTTCCAAAAGGAACTGAGGCACGCCGAAAATCCGCGCTATATCTGATATGGTAAGTTTCTTTGTATCCGCTGCGCCCGCCTGCTGTGGGCTAAGGCCAATTTGCTGATATTCCATCCCTTCTTCCACAATCGCCACTTTGCCGGAGTTGCCGCTGCCTGCATAGGTGCCCTGCCAGCTTTCCCGGAGCCGCTTGACCGCATCCGGGGTAAGGCGGCCCGGATGCTTTAGCACGCCGGAGATTGTCGCGCCGTCGCTAAAGAATTTGACAAGATATTGCTGATTAGCTAAGGCTAAGCCAAAGTTATCGGCTAAGAATTTTATTACGTTTAGCCCGGTTATACCGTTCCAGGATATGCCGTTGATGTGGATGATATTTCCCGCCCGGATTTCCCGGATGGTCGGCTGCATTACCCCGGCGGTCGGATCGGAGATTTGTTCGATGTATTCGTACACGATTGCCCCGCTCTTGGTCTTCACCGTCACGCGGTCGGGTGCCAGGATGGTGTAATTTTTTGGGTATCCCGTGACGCGCTCCCGGTTGATTTCTGCGTATCCGTTGCCGTATAGCAAGGCATGGGTTACCAGGGTCTGAAAGAAATTGTACTTTGTATAAAGGGGCGAAGGTTGGAAGGCCATTTGCCGCTGTATCGGATGGCGCAGCGCAATGTCTTTGCCGCCGTCGGTGCGCATTTGCACCACGTTTACCGGGAGGGAGGCAATGGAATCGCTGATAATGTTAACCGCGCGCCATACGGTAGATAAAGACAAGAC